GTCCTGTCGGGACCTAAAGGAAGTCCCACTCCGCCAAAGGCTCTTGGCACAAACCAGGCAAGATTTAAGCCACGCAATTGCTGGCCAACCTTCCTAAGGAACTCGCTGTAAACACAGCTGTGAAGATGTTCTGGGGTGAGCTTTAAAAGCTGCTCGCCACGAGAAGCAAGGTTACCAACCTCGCCGAACACACTTCCATCATTTGTTCCACTCCTCTTAACTCCATCAAGGAGACCCATATTAACATACTGACCGAGGGAAAAATACCTCCGGACAGTGTTACAGACACTCATGCCATGAAATTGAAATAATTCAGTGGTAACGGTATCTGAGGGTGAGGGGTTGTAATGGAACATAGTAGAGTTCACATTAGCAAAGGTAGCAGAGTACCAGCACTTTCCAATCGATGGATAAAGCCCAAGAATGGGCCCAAGGATTTTCCACAGTTCAAATCCATCGGAGGAGATCGGGAAGACGCAATCATCGCCGTTAATTAAAAGACGGCATTTGCGCAAGGACAGAGTACGATTTTCGCCATACTCCATGGCCAATCGACAAAGAGTAGCATTCACCAGGCAGAGGACAGGAAAGGAAGTAATACTTCCCATCAACTGCCCATTTACCTGTTGACGCTCAATACCATCGAAGGTACTCTCATGTCCAGTAAGCGAGCGAAGGAAGAGATGACGAAACATCCCATTAGTAAAACCTTCAAAAAGTTGCTCAGCATTATCTTCACCGAACCATATGTCACACAGAGCATTTACAACTTGCTCACTAGCCCAGCTACGAATTAAATTCGTGGCATCGGAATAATCTCCTGAACAAAATAACTCCCCCTCGGCTAAAATACCGAGTTGCTTCGACAAAATATAGTCGTGAGCAGGCTTTCCAATCAATTGGAAAACGGGGTGACGTCTCATAGTTCCGTGCATTTTCCTTTGCACTGACTTGAGACAATAGCTCATGAGAACAGGTCCTTTCGTAATTACCCGGCCTTTTAAGGCTTCGGGAAGACCTACAAATCCGATATTACTGGGTTCCATAAAGGCATCGACCCAAAGGCGTGCCATAATCTTCTTTGTGACATTATCAAAATGCGTGCTATCTAAACGACGTACAAAAATCGTATCCCAATAAGGGCCATCTTCATCTTCGCAATAGCGACGAGTAATGGACTCTTTAAAAGCTGTCTCTTCAAGATCAAGAAAATCCTGCAAAAGAACAGGATCGTCTTGTAAGACAGTCTTAATGGAATCGACGACCTCACCGACCGCTCCTGCTAAACTACGACTATTATTATATGTCGCAGATGAGGACGGAAATGACATTTTTAACATTTCATCGGGGGTCAGGGTTGTATCCTTAAACAACTCTTTAACTGTACGTGTGATCTCCTTCTGGAGATACGCCTGGCCGACGACATGAAATTGTCGTCGTATTTTACACCTACCTTCATAAATCTTCAGTTTACTGTAGAATCGCTGATCAAGAATTGGGTCCCAAGGTTCGGGTTCAGGCGGTGCGGTGATAAAGAGCTTTTCATGCGTCTTTTTCACGGCATCGTCGAGAAACTGTTCTGAAGGACGAGGCAAACCCTTCTTCGACTGCAGAATTGCAAAAAGCAAATTCACAAAGCAGTCAGGGTGGCTTCGAAGCTTCATCAGCTTCACCCACTTACGGAAACGCCCTCCAAGGAGGACGCCCGGTAAATCAGCGTTAGGATAAGGCTTCTCAGGAAGCTCTAATCCTTGCCAGTAAGCAAGAAAAGCGGCCAATTTATATTTAAAAACTTTGATCCAAGGATCAGGGCCACTAACTGAAGAACTAAGGGTCGCGTAATGAACTAAGTCTTTAACTCTAAAAGACCCGCGATACCCGTAGAACCGACAAAGGCGGACTATCACAGTCAACGCCTCGCGAATTTTCTCTAGCTGTTGCTTATCAGCTAGGGGAGGGAGCATCCTTCCATGTGCAACCTCAACGTCATGACCAGTAGGGAACCTATCCCTTCTCGTGTGTGGAACATCCTCAGATGAGGTGTTTCTTCCATCTTTACCCAGCGGCGCCTTCCGACAGAGTATACAGGGCTTACGTTCCTGTACAACTGTCTGAAGCACTGCTGGAGAGTGAAAGAAATCCTCATCAGAGACGTGGACATTCGCGGATACGCTGGTTTGCCGTACCCTCCCGGTACCGAACCCCCGTGACCCCGTAGGGCCAAAAGAGTCCATTCCCGTCCTCTCCGTAATTGGAGCACACAAGGTCGAAAAACATATTGTTTCTTCGATCGACATGACATAGAGGTGTGATCAATTGATTTACAAGCGTAGATCTCCGCTTGGGGGCAGACTCATTTAAGAGTCTACCCCAAGTGGTGATACGACCTCGGCCGGTAACTTTAACCTCCCTTACAAGTCATGTAAGGACGCCTAACTCAAAATGAGTCAGCTAAGATTAAGTCCCACTAATAGGCTTGATCAAGGATTTACCGCGTACAGCGGAGTTACCCCGATGGCCTATGCTACGAAAT